GTTCCACACGCTGTGGAATCTGACCGCTGATCCGCAGGCTCAATGGGGAGGGCTAGGCTGGCTGTGTGTCGGCGCCATAGGCGCCGGCATCTGGCTGCGCAACTGGCTCACCCAAGAAGCCGCGAAGGAGACTCCCGCACTCGTGTCTTATTTGACAGAGGACAGTGCAATCATGCAGCCGCAAGGCGTAACCCCCAACGGGGGGTGCGTCGCGGTTGCGAAATTAGAGGAGTCTCCTCGCTTTGACATTCCGCTTCGCTCGTGCGTCCGCGCCGAGCGGTTTTCTGAACAATTCTACCCAGACCCTCGTAAAGAACCTTTATGGTACTATCTTTACGCACCTATGGGAGTCAAATTTGTGTCGTTTAGAAACAACCACTCCAACACGGCTAGTACTGTGTGGAACCGGTTGTTGAAAGCGCCACCCATGGACCCTCGTTCACAAGCCCGTGCTTGGAAACAGCTCGACGTCCGCAAACTTGTTCCATCCTATCCGGGATTGGACCCTGCCGACTTCTCGGAAGCTTGGCTGGAGAGTTTTGATGAACGCCGTAAATATGTGAGAGCCCGCCAGGCCCTAGACCGATACAAGGCGGGCGCTCGCACCATGGAAGACGATTCCTATGTTTCTGTCATGACCAAAGCTGATGAAGTCCTGTTCAAGCTCAAAGGTCGCGCCATCCAGAACGCCTCCACGCTTTCACAAGCTCAATGGGGGCCTATGATCATGGGCGTGTCTAAGCGCTTGCATGCAGAGTCCTACCGCGGGATCACTGCTGCTGCAGGTTTCAGATGGTACTACGCTTCGTCGTTCACCGACGCAGACCTCACTCGTGTCCACCGGGATATCGATGTAGAGGAATACTCGTATGAGTACGAAGCGGATGTTTCTATGTTTGACCAGTCTGAGTCTTTCGGACCATTGAATTTCGAGTTTGCAGCACTCATCCGTTTGGGTGCTCCTCTTCCAATGGTCGAAGACCTTCGCGCATGGATGTTTTCTCTCAAGCTCGTCACTCCTTTTGGAGTGTTGGCTTTGGACCCCATGCGTATTACAGGCGGTTGTGACACTTCTGTAGGCAACGGCATTGTGAATGCAGCAATGTATTTACGTGCCCACCAAATGATGCGAGAACGTCATCCGTATTCGCATTCCGTAGTTTTGGTGGCTGGCGACGACAGCTGGGCGCGTTCGACGCACCCCCTGCCGTTAGCTGAAGCAGCGGAAGAGCTAGGTTTTAAACTCAAGCTCAAAGCTGTGCCTATGGGAATGGGAACTTTCCTCAAGGGTATTTGGTATCCGGTCGAAGGCGAAGAGACCTCTTATTGGGGTCCTCTGCCCAGCCGTATCCTCAAAACCGGGAAGACTCTGTCTAACCCGAAAAGTTTTGGACCCACTTTGCGCGAAGGCTGTCTGGCTCATGCCGGTGCCGTTGCGCATTCTTACGCTGCTTTCTTGCAAATCCCCGTATTACGTGTGTATGTGCAGAAGTGGCGCCATGTCGATCGCCAGACTCTTAGCCGTTATGCTGTTCAAGCAGACGGCAAGTTCTCGGATTTGGTGGTCGCGGAGGAGAGAACGATTGCTATGCTGTCCCGCTTATACGACGTCCCAGCCGTGTGGTGGTCCGAACTCGAAACTCTACTCGAGGAGCAGGATCTGTTTGAAACCGTCAGTCATCCTTTGTTGGATGCGATGGTGAATGTAGATTATTGCCCCGAGGAAGAGCGAGTATCGGCCCCGCTTCGGTGTCGTGTGGTACAGTAGGCCCGAGACTTTGGCCCGCGCTTATTAGAGGTGGTCGCGCGGGAAAGGCTGATTGTAGCCTAGTGAATTTCATGCACAAAACAAAACAAAACATGAAGAAGAACAACAAGCCAAATCAGGCAACGAAGAAACGCAACAACCGTCAGCGAGTGAAAGGAGGCGGCAAAGGCAAGAAGGAGGTCCGCGATCTTAACATCCATGAGTTGATGGCCGCGGAAGATGAAGAGCGTAAGCGCGAAGCTTTGGAAACTTCGCGCGAGATCTTGCGCTACCTCTCCACCTGTGCCGATGCCGAACCTGTTTATGCCCTGCCGCCCAGTCATGAGGCGATAGGGCGTCTGATCGATGTTGAAGAGTTTTACAACGAGTTTGAAGTGAATACCCCTGCTTCCCCAACCATTGGGCGTGATGGATTTCTGATCCTGAACCCCTATGCTGTGCAAAGTGGGACTTCGTACAACAATTCGAATTATGTCACTCCTATCGTTTACTCTCTGCTCGGTCTCGCCTCGAACACAACCGGTACCAACATCACTTCTCCAACTTCTACTGTGCCCGTGGCTGCTACTGACATTAGTGCCAGTACTACCATCGGCAGTGCCAGTTTGTACAGTTATGAGGGCAGCCCCTTTGCGGCTCCCGCATCTTCTGCAACTGGTGAGTGGACGGAGGGGATGGTTCATTGGATGCCCCTGAAGGCCTGCATCGAGATTGAATCCTCGACCAACTCTCTCAACGCATCTGGTTTCATCACCACCCGCAAGATGAACGCTCCTGTAGACCGCGATCTAGTGGACTATTCTAGTTCCCGTTTTTATTACGGCATCAACAAGGACACATCTGTGAACGGTGCATACCAGCACATTGGCCACCGCGAGGTGCGCAAAGTGCGTGATGCCGTGGAGAAGTCCATTCAACTCAAGTGGTTCAATGGACCTGGTTCAAGTGTTTCGGTGACATCGCAGTCTGCTTTCACCAAGCCCTACATGCCCGGCGCCCTTTTGGGTGTTTGGTTTTCGGGACTTAATTCGGTGAATCTGCGATTCAAGGTCCGTGTTTGGGGTGGTTGGTTCGGCTCTTCCATTCGGGAAGGTATCGAACTCCCCGTTAACGGACTGGCCTCCTCACTCGTGCAAGCAGCAGTTTCTCGCGATTATTTCGTGATGAACGTTCCCAAGAATCCTATTTCTGCAGGGAACTCTTGGTACACCAATTTCAAGCGCATTCTGACTAGAATCGCGCCCGAGATTTTGGACAACGTGCCAGGCTTCGTTAACCAAGTGGCTCGCTATGCGGGCTACATCTAAGGCGGGGCCCCGGGACTCATTTATCAACAAGTCCCGCGGCCTTGAGAGGGTTTCTCATGCCCTCTCTTCTTTTCTATCATTACGGCCCATAATTGAAAGTTGTGGATCCTTCACAGGATCTGCGGCTTCTCCTTGGTGTCGTTTTGTGCAATCTCGCTAAAAGGTGAGATATATGATTAAACAATATGCC